GTTTTAAGAAAGGAAGATTGATTATGTACACATTGAAAGAAGTGTTGGAACTGGTTAACGCTGGTGAGGATATTTATTGCGAACTTTACGAAGGAGACAGATATATTTGCGAGGGTTGGCTTGATGAATCGTCTCTAGAACCCGATACAAAGATTGACTCATACAGTGTTGGTTATGACTCATACGTAGAAGAATACTTAGTATTGCATCTTGCGTAGAAACGGTTTTAAATGTTTCACGTAAAACATAGAAAGGAGAATATTATGACATTACGTGACGTATTATTAGCATGTGGCAATCTGAAAAACGGTTCGCTAGTTATAATAACAGATATGAATAATAAGACTATCTATCAAGATACAGTGAGCGGCTGTTTTGAAAAAAATCCCGCATATATGAAAATGGAAGTAGATTATTTCAAAATCTTCTTCCACAAAAACAGCGATAAAATCATCTGCTTAATTTAAAAGAGGGGCTTATGCCCCTCTTACTAGTTAATAGGATTGTACATCAATAATATGCTAGAAGGTTTAGTAGTCCACGTAATTGATGCCCCGCATGGTAATGGATAACTCTGCTCTGCTTTCATGTTAACAGTCGAGCCAGTAAACAAAAGTTTACAGTCATTCGAACCGTATACAATTACATTTGCAGACCGCCCCGTGTTGTTCACATAAGGACTAGTTTCTGGTATTTGCACCGTACTAAGTGCCATCGGTGCATAATCAATTCCATGAAACGGACTGGCACTAACGATGTGGATGTGATTGTTATAACTGTTAGCTTCTTTTGTGAGCAAACCGCTATTCACAGCAATTTTTCCAGAATCCGCGCTGAATGTCTGAGCGTTGATGATACTGTTTTTCACATTCGCTCCAATAACAATATCTTTTCCCGTGTTCTGATAACAAGAAGCGTTTTCAACAATCGCCTGTGACACGTTAGCGGCAATAGTCAGACCGTCTCCGCCGTTGTTAAATATCGTGCAATTATACATTTTACACTCAGACTCCGCATAGATTCCGTCACCACCGTTGGATTCAGACACAACATTATCTAAATAGCAGTAATCTGTGATATAAATTCCCGTTTTCTGAATGGAGAAAATATGACTGTTGGAAAGAACCGTTCCGTTTGCTCTGTTCGCGTTACTTGCTTTTTTTACAATGTACAGACCTGAGACACAGTTGTGCCCGACTAGTTTGTCAATATAGCTGTCATGGGGTCCAAAAAACTGTGCAACATGTGACGTACAGTTCCCGATCGTTATATTTTCGATTACTGAGTGCATAACATTACCGTTCTCCGCGAACCCGTTTGAACTACCCCATTCGCTGTAGAACCCGTCGGTACATTTGCGAATATCAACATTTGCAATGTGGTATTTATATCCGTAAAGCGCGATACCGATCATACCACGGCTGTTTCCGTCAACGGTCAAGTCCTTAATTTCAAAAGAGGTGTCGCCGTTGATCGTGTCGGTGTTGTGATACAAGTCATAAGTTGCGGACTTAATAACAGCCACGGGCCCATTTCGATATGCTTTTAAGATTACGCCGTCCGTACTCTGTCCATACAGCCGAGCATCTGATGGAATAACGATTGATTCGTCAATGCGATAAATACCATTCGGCAGATAGCAACTACCTATGGTGCTTAACATTTTATTGATGACTACAGAAGAATCGTCAACTCCAGTGGGGTCTGCGCCCCATAACACTGCGTTATCCGTGTGTTCTTTGAACATGTTATACAGAAACTGTTCAAATTCACCAGTTTCTACCAGTTTTTCAATTTCGCGTTCAACAGCGGCATCAATGTTTGCATTGATACCATCGACTACAGACAGACAGTGTTTCATACGTTCAATAAGCCAGTCAAGGTTTAATTCGTGAAAATTAGTATACGGAAACTGATCAAATAATCCCATTTCACATTCTCCTTTCAATAAATCAGTAAACAGAAACGTTCTTTGAAATCATTGATAATAAAATCAATGATATTGAACATGGCGATTTCACGTTCCGCACTAATCATATTCTGAGTTAACGTGATTCCGATGTTTCCGGTTTCTGTCTGTTCATGCGTTGTTTCACCCGTGTTGTTGTCAGATGTTTCACGTGAAACATTATTCGTTTCATCACCTGTATTCACAATCGTTTTCGTTCCGGAATTTGTTACTTTTCCGTTGCCAGTGAAATCTTCTGTGCTTTCTGTGCTGTTGTTTTCGCTTGCTGTGCTGTTTGTTTTCTCCCGGTTCTGAAAATCTGTGCTGTCATAGGCACTGACTTTTCCGGTTGTCTCATCACTTCCCGTACGGGTATTTGTACCCGTTCCGGTTGTTTTATTTGTTGTGTTGCTAGTTGATGTATATTCATCATTGGTTGTTCCATTGGCGTTGGTGGTTTTTGATCCTTTTTCCGTTTCTGTCTTCTTTCCGGTTGCGCTCTGCCGTTCCGTCCAGACAGATTTTCCGTCTTTGTTCCAGATAGGATTGTATTTATAGCAGATGGTGTTATACATTTTCTGCCACACCAGTTTCTCTTTTGCAGACCAAATTTTGATGATGCGCTTTAATGCGTTAAAGTCTGAATACAAGATTTCAAACTCGGCGCATTCCACCAGCAGATTTTCCACTACGGTCTGAGGATCAATGATAACATCCGTGTAGTAGGAATCTGCATAGCCAGATGGGATACCATATCTGTTTGGTAAACTTTCGATCAGTCCATCCAAAAGGGATTCATCATAATTATACAGTCCTAACAGGCTCAACGTTGCCATCTTCTACACCTCCTTTGTAACGCCAGTCCACATCCAGTTTGATGCCGAACATCTCTCGCACTTTCTTGCAGGATTCTTTTAATTCTTCCAGCCAGAGGTCACACTTTGAACGTGTCTCCACCTTATTAGCGTTCACCTCATCTGTGATTAACCGTTCCTTTTTGTCCGTGTTGGCGTTCGGGATGCCCACATCCGTGCAGAACATAGCTTCGATTTTCCGCATATCCGAAAGCACTTGATCTGCAATGTAGTTCTGACCGACGTTCTGGTTGAACATCTGCCAGCTCGCCTTTCCGTCTTCCCGGAATAACTGTTTGTCAATGACAGCAGCTGCATTTCCCGCCGCAATCTGATCATACAGCTTTTTGAATGTTTCCGCCATAGCTTTGTTCTCGGCGGCAAAGACATAAGCAAGTTTACTGTTGACCAGATTCATTCCTACGGATTCAGCGCAGAGAGACAACATATCCGCATAATAGGTAACAATATCCATGATGCCGCCGTAATCCGGCTGTAACCGAACCAGTTCGCACTGCAAACCAATTCTCGGTTCCAGTGTCCCGGAGAGGAGTGGGTTCGTGATGATTGCGTTAGTCGGCTGATAGAATACATCATATCCGCGCAGACCACAGGCCTGTGGGATCACTCCGTACCTGTCTGTGTTGACTACAGCGAAAAAGCCCCAGCAGTACAGCGTATAAAGGGTGTAGTTCTTCGACCATTCCGGCGGCATCTCCCATTTGAAAACGCTCATCGCTTTCTGTAAGAGATACCGCTGAAAATAAAGAGATAAGCTGGTATTCCGGCAATGCACGGTACTCGGTGAAATCACCGAGTTTGCCGCGTTGATATAGTCCGCTGAAAAGGGTATGCCATTATACATTCTTTCTGTCCCTCCGTTTCTTTTTACTGAGAACCGCAATCAGAAATGTCGTGCCTGTTCCGGGTGTTGCCCCCGTGCTGAGGAAACGATAAATTAACACTGCGTTGTTATAACGCTCTGATTCGCTGAGGTAACGGTTACCTTTTGCCCAGGTCGTGATAGATGTGTCATTCGCATGAGCGATGATATAGTCATAACAGTTCTGTGCATACTGCACACGGGCATCCCACGAGCTGTCATGAATCCCTTCCCAACCGATGTTCCATGCGTGGGTTAACGCCGCAATATCTGTGCTGTCACTGGTCAAAAATTCAGTCAGATTCTTGTAGGCCGAAGCTTCCCCAGTACTGTACCACACATTTTCGTGAATCAGATAGTTCAGCTGTCCGACACCATCATCATCAGCATAGCCGTTGTTCATCAACCATTCATGTAATTTGTAAAGACGTCCATGCGTATCACCTTCCGTATTTGTCCACTGACCAAGACCGAATCCGACTAACAGATCTGTAAACGTGGATTCGCGCAAGTCCTGCCAGATGCCGGGATTGATGCCGGATTCCTGCCAGAAATTACCGCAAATAGCGGCTACTACATAAGCACTGCTTCCTTTTGCCCCACTTGCACCGCCGCCAAAACGGTGGCAAGTGTCCCAAGTAGCTGGATTGCTGTCACCTGTGTTAATTGACACCTGTTCCCCCAGGGGATAAGTGGAACTGTGCGCACCCATTGTTCGCCGCCCATCATAGACCATTTCCGTATGGTTACCGTACTGGTTGTTACGCACCAGAATGTCACCGGGTTTCCATGGATCGCCAACCGGGACACGGTTGAAACCTAAAGCATCCAACACACCAACCATGTCATAGGTGGTAAAAGGCCAGCTTTGCCCACCATGGGCGGCTACTACATCAAAACCGGATGCTAGAAGCGCATACCAGATAAAAGAACTGCAATCATAATAAGTTATCCCGTTCACTGTTTGCTGATTTCGATAAGTTTGTGAATAGCCTACATTTTTTCGGTTGCAGGTGTCAATTGCCCACTGGTAAGACACCTGAATATTCCCTGCCATTAACGATACCTCTTGATTATAGGAAGAAGGTCATTTACACATTTCTGCACTTTGACCGGGTCGAAGCCATCTTCTTTTAACCGCTTGATACGGTCTGACCCGTTCCCATAGTTTCCACCGATTACAAGGATAGCTACTGCCACGGTTGTCGGCAGTGAATACATTTTAATCTCACTCATAATAGAATCCTCCTTCTAAATATTCTTTTACTATTTGCTTTTCCGGTTCTGTAGCGGAAAAATTGATTGCTCCGTTTTCCACTTTTACATAGCCTGTGCAATCTGATATTTTCCGGTTCTGACAGAGCGGTTTTCCGTTATCTGCTACGTCAAACATAACTGATTCATAGTAGTTTGCGAAGAGAGTGGCTTTTCCGCCGAGCGAATCTGCCGCCATGCCGCTATTAGTGCCTGTGCTTTGTACGGACGCATTACTAGCGAACACGCTGGATGCGATGCTACTTGCGCTGAACTTCTGACCGATGCTACCGATTACACCGCCGAGGGAGTTTTTCGCCGCTTCGATCAACCCGCTTACACTACCCGTAGCGTTTTTCAGATTCAAACCTACGTTCGATAACTGCATCTGCACACCTACCTGTGCTTCACCATTGTACAGCACATCATTTGTTAATTTCGATGTAACAGTTAAGATTGCTTTTCCGCTCACAAAATCGTAGGTGATGTTACAACTAACTCCGGTTTTCCCGATTTTTGACGCATCCAATTGAACTGCGCCCCACGGTTGCAAGTACAGATAGTAGTTTGCCCACGGTGCCCGGTAGAGATAAGTAATATCTTTGTTGTTGGTTCGGTCTGGTCTAGCTAAAGAAAACGGATAGTTCCGTGTGGTCTGTGATAATACGGACGCTTCAAGGTTTGATTTCCAGTAACCAAAGGCAATTGTCTTTTTGACCGGGTCGACCGGAACACCCGTTGGAAACCACATGCATGAAACTACGTATTGAAAAGGGTCAATAAATGCTTTTGCAACGTCCCCCGAGAAATCGGTGATCTGATCCCATGACTGAATATCACCCAGCATGTATGCTCGGAAATCCGCCATTTCTTTTCCGGTCATAACATAGTAGGCAACTGCTCCATAGGCATTGTCCAGATTATTCACAATGCCCACCACATAATAGCCGTTTGCCACGGTCGGGTTCTCAATCCATCCGTCCTCCAAGGTAAATTCTGTTTTCTGTGTATCAATTTCGGTAGTTGCTGGATAGAGTAAATCTGTGATGGTGGGGTCTTGAAACGTTGCACACCGCAGGATATAGGCGGTTGTGTCACCTATCATTGTTTTGTAGGTTGCCAGAACGTCCTCGGAGAGTACAACACGCCATATACCTTTTTCCCATATCACATCCTGCACGAAATAATACCGGGAGAAGGAGGGAATATAGGCATAGTTATAAGCGGTCACGTTTTCAACAACTTCTAATTCGGGTCTAATAATAGAGGTGTGATCTTTTAAGACGGCTTGTACAGTGAATCCCCCCTCCGCGGGGGGATTTTTTGTACTGTTGAGCCGTTTAGAGAACGTGTAAAGAGTAACTGATAAGGCCATGTTTACTCCTTTCTTTTATTTTACAGTAGAAACATTCTCTTTTTCGTATCGACGATACTGATGGGCGGGGTTCAAGATACGGCAGGATCTTCGATATAGAAAATGACGGCATTTTCTGTGAAATCATTCCAGTAGCGGTCTGTAAAATGCCAGAACTGGTTGTAATAACCGCCCCTAGCGTTAAACGGGCTTGGCTGTGACCATTCGTTTACTGTAGTATAACCCGCCGCCTCCTCATCAAAGAGAACGCCGAACAGATTGTCGATAGTAGTCGGTGGCGTTTTTTTAAGACCGCCATCCTTTTTTAACATCAAGGGAGTGTTCTCTAACCGTGAAGGCACTAAAGCAGACTGCCAGAAATTCACTTTCTCAAAATCGACAAGCTTGAGGAAATCGGGGTTGAATACGCTCGAGTACACTTCCGAATTGATCTTGTTGATCAGATCTGTGTACAGATAAAATTTCATGCGATCTTTCGGTGTATGCCGAATAATCGTATAGTCTGTAAGCTGTGAGCAAAACATTGTATTTCGTTCGGTCATTAAATCTGCGATTGTGTTAATCATAGAAAATGCAAATTTTACAAAACCTTCAAAATTCTCCGATTTAAAAACATCCATAACTTTTAACGTTGTACCGTTCATCTGATTGTAAAGTTCAAGAAGATTGATTGCGCGTTTGTCACCGTTTGCTACCGCGGATTGCGCACCCTCTGTTTTTTTGAGTTTTTCACTGATATAGATACCGGTTACAAGATTGTTAATCGTTGCTCTTGCGGTTTCCTCGTGCGCCTGTTCGATCATGTCGGACGCATTCTGCATTATCATTGAAATGAATGATGCGAACTCGTCTGGAGAAGAAAAAGCACTGTCCAGCTGATCCTTATAAATCGTTACAGATTTCTGATAAGTGTTTGCTCCGTAGAAGTTTGTCTGTAAAACTTTCGGTTTGTTCACTTTGTACTGATCAATAGACTGCCCGTCAACCAACTTTAACCTATCATCATCCTCAAAAGGTTTGTCGATTGTCAACAGTTTTCTAACATGATTTCCGTATCGCTGATTGGATACGTTCAGACCTTTGAACTTTCGCGTGTACGGTCTGATGGAGAAGATTGTCTTAGAAAGAACCTGCGAGATCGCTGTGGTGAGCGGGTCATATCCGGTTGCCAGCATACTCTGCGCGACTGTAATGAAAGATGAGGTGTCGATCGGCGTAATATTATTCACGCCCGTGGCCTGATTGGTAATCGCTGTGAGAATGGTAGAGAGCTGATTAAAAGATAAGTCATTTGCCATTTATTTTTCTCCTTTCGGGTTAATGATGGAAGCTAAAATATCATCCACAGTTTCTGTCTGGTTGGCAGGCTGTGAGGAAAACAGCAACGCCTGCTTTTTCATATCCTCTCTGAGTCCTAACAGGGCATCCAAAACCGGGTCACCGGATGATTCGCTCTGCTGAATCGGTGCTGTCTGCTGAACCGGAACGGTCTGCTGAACCGGAACGGTCTGCTGGATCGGTGCTGTCTGCCGAACCGGAACGGTCTGCTGAACCGGAACTGTCTGCTGTACCGGAACGGTCTGCTGTACCGGGACTGTCTGCTGAACCGGGGCTGTCTGCTGTAAACTTGCAAGTGCTACGATCTGTTCTCTTGTAAATCCGGCTTTTGCTAATGCTACAATATCTTCCTGTTTCATTTTTCTTTTTCTCCTTTCAATGATTCTTCCAATCGGATGAGTGCCTGTGTGTTGTTGTTTAATGCATCTGTGACTTTTTCCATTTCCGCTTTGTGATTGTCGGACTCTTTCATCATTCTCCAAAAGAGTGCCCCGCAACAAACAATTGGAAATCCTAAAGTCTGTACCATGGTCATGATTGCGTTCGCGTCCATATCCACCTCTTTCTCCCGGTTCTAATAAAACAGGCGGTTGTATATATACCGCCTGCTGAAAAAGATTCCTGTTCCGAAACATGGAACGTGTGCATCCTTCCGGGATTGTTTCTAGCACTTCCTTTTCACCTATGATTATAACACGCATCCCTCTTTTTAGCAATATGTTTCATGTGAAACATTTTGTGAAAAGAACTTGAATAATATAGTTCTCAAGGTATAAGGAGCGTGATAGAAAAGCAATCCACAGGTAGCGATATTTTAAGCGAAAACGCACTTTATCATTTTCACTCATCGTGTAGTTTTCTTTGAATACTCCTGATTTAAATGAGGTTACATAGTACTCCTGCCGTGACTTGTGTCGATAGATATACATTTCGCCGACGTGAACTAATGGTTTAAACTCTTTGATATTTCTACTTCCGATGTTATCCGCTCTGTCCTTCGTGAATACATTCTTCAATGACATCTGATAAAAGTCGGAATCCCGTGACACCAGATTGTAAAGTGCTGTTTTTTCCTTTGCTTCAGAAACCGGACTGTCTTGACAGATGATTAGTGCCAGACCCCTTTCTTTGTCAATCCAGATAGATGAACCGTTCTGATACATTTTTTCCGCTCTCAGCACCAGTCCCAGTGATATGAACAACTCATTTGCCATATTATTGCTATTAGCGGCACAGATCACTTTGACAGGTGGAATCCCTTTCAATTCACGGTTACGGTTAATTGTTTCATAACAGTTAAAGAAAGCTTCTGCTTCATTTTTCAGTGGTCGTTCGTGCGCTTCTGCGATAAACTCATCATAGAAGATGAGGGAGATATCACTGGCATCAAAACCACGCATGTTTGAAATAGTTGACAGTGCGAGTGAATAGCAGAACGGTTCTGGTCTAATAATCGTTCCTTCCATGTCTGTTTCATAAAAAGCACTGTTTTGCTTTGTTAAAGATACCGCCTTGAACATCCGCTTCATGTCACCCAGGACGGGTTTGAGTGGTGAAAATTCTGGCTTAGAAATCAGATCCGCTTGTGTTTGCGTTCGTCTCATCAGAGCGAACTTGATCTTTTTCTCAATCGCGAATTTACACACTCCATACGTTTTTCCAGTTCCCCGACCGCCTACAATAAATATAAACGGTACTGGTATGCTATAAATAGCTGGTATATTGATAAAACCATTACGGTCATAAATGTTCTTTTCCTTCATGATATCACCTCTATGAAAAAAGCCCCGATAACGGAACGGGGCTTTGCTTAAAATACACAAATGAGATATAGTTTATAATTTGTTAATTGTTTACTAGTTACTCGGCATAGGCGCAAGTGATAAAGTGCCGTCCTGCTTTTGACTGTCCACCGATTACCTTAATGGCGGTAATCTCTTCCCCGCTGTCTGCGAACATGTCACAGAGTACGGAAAATGCTTCGATGAAAGTCCGGCTGTTTGTTGCATATGCAACATTCTCCTCAGACAGGATAGAAAGAAGGGTCTGTTCATTTCCATCTTTGTCTGTGTCGGAATAAAGCATCCAGTTAACCACCGGAACATTCATCCCCTCGGCATCTCTCATTCTACGAATCTCGGGATTCATTGACATGAGATATTTCTCTTTTACGGTAATCTTTTCATTTTTACTTCTGATAATTTTCATTGTTATTTCTCCTTTCTGGTTGCGTAGTTGATAAAATCATCAGCGGTCATTGTATAGACCTCAGATGTAGTGTTGAGAACCTCGAAGCTCAAATATCCCCTGTCTTCTTCCATAATCCAGTTTTCAATTCGCTCACGGGACGGCGTTCTCAGAGACTTCATTTTTCTAATTACAATCTCTTCTGTTTTCGTTTCTTCGTTATAACGACAAACACGTATGGTTGTTGTTACAACGCTTTTAGAAATGTTTCCTTTCATTTTCCTACTCCTTTCTTTTCATCTTTATCTTTATCTGTATTACATAATACATTATAAACCTTTTTATTATTTTTGTCAACCTAATAATTTTGTTCCTTTTAAAATATTGATTGATTTATTGTACAACAAAGCGTCTTGTAAAATTTCCTCATATTCTTTTGTAATGCCCACTGCATAAGTGGTAGGACGCAACACCACGTTTTTAGTTATTTCAATTATTTTTCCGTCTTTGTTTTTATATTTTGTTATCTCCGGCTTGTCATTGTAAACCGTTTCCAGTTTTCCGCAATCGCTGAATACAAACCCGGGCTTTAATGCATCCAGGCCGCCTTTCTTCTTTAACTCTTCCGCACCAGCTTTTTTCGGTACTCCTGCAACCGTGATCTTTAATTTCCCGTCTGCTTCTTCATAGGCGTATTTTTTCGCTCCCCATGTGATGAATCGTTCTGCGTCCTTTTCCTGTTCATAGACTTCCATATAATGATCTTCGCCTTGAGGGTCTGTAGCCCATGCGCCGTTCTCTTTCGACAACTTTACTTTTTCATTATTATATGTCGAAAAATCTACATCCCCCAGGTACTTGATTGAATCCGTGTCGCAGTAGATAAACGTTCCGCCTTGATCAGTTACAATCCGCATTCCTCGTTCCAACTCATACCGTGCCCATGCGGTACACCAGACTCCCCAAGTATAGGGAATGAACGCCCGTTTCATGAACTCTTCCAGTAGTTCTTTTTTCGTCTTTGACGTATCAATTGTAAATTCTTCATCTTGATACAATATTGACTCTTTGACAGGGTCTTGCGCTGTCATACCGTAGATAGAGTTAAGCTTATTTTTACTTTTCATATAAAAATATTCCTGCCCTTCTACGTCCTTCAACTCTGTTTTCTTTTTGTAATAGAGACAGATGGTTTCAATCATGGCGGCAGGGAGTTTTCCATAACGAGCTGTGTAAACTTCAATCGGTATGATCTCATCGATGTGATACTCTTCGACTATGATTCTTAAATCAACATCCGTGATAGATGTCTCCAAATAATCTGCGCTTAATATCCTACCGTTGTCATACACTCCATTTACTACAGTTCTGCACTTGTCTTTTGCCAGATACGGGCATCCCCATGAGTAATCATTTAAGGAGACCCCCTTGAATGACACACGCGTCAGAATTGCTTTTTCTCTTCTTTTCATTAGATCAATGATCTGACCTGCATCGGGAACGGGTTTTGAAATCTTGTGAAATCGGGTGACCGGATATGGTCTGTTGCACTGAACACCCGGATAACTTGATGAACGGTCGGCGGAATGGACACCCTCAAGAATCCATCCGGCATAGAAACGATTTGCGTGGGTGTTGCCGCCACGAAATGCTTCCCTTGCTACTTGATAGACATCGAAATCCGGCTGGATTCCCATAATCCAGCGGTTGCCCTCAAGTGCGCTTTTTACATCACGTCGAACATACCCGGTTGATGTCAGCGGGATTGTATACAATGTATCACCGTCATTTTTCATCTCAATCTTGATTGCTTCTACAAGACCCTGGACATCATTGATACAATATGCTAATTCCTCGTCGGAAAGTTGCGTATATGAATAACGTTCCACATTATAATCAAGATCGCCAGAAAGCTTTTTGTGCTGAACATTCATTTTGTCTGTAAATGTCTGCAAACTCATGTTTGTTTGAATATAAGAGCATCGGAACTCAAAATGCTCAAACATTTCGCACTTGCAAACCTTTCTTTTATCCAGTGCGAATACTTCTTCTTTCGAAAAAGGATAGATTCCGGATAAAAACTGGAACTCAAAGGAAAGGTTGTGAACATACACTACGATATAGTCCATGTCTTCCAGATCTGATGCTATCGCTCTCATGAAGTAGTCAAACTCTCTCCATGTTCTTCCAATTACTGTGATGTATTCGTCAACTTGAAACTGCCAGATGTACATGACCGACTGTTCAATTTCTTTTATGCGAGTGGTTTCAATATCAAAAGCGCAAACCAGATTTTTATAGTTTTTCTTATTTCTTGAACCTTTTTTTCTTTTCACATTTCCTGCTTTTTTAAAAATCGAATAGTCAAAAGTATATACATCTGCTATCATATCATTTTTTGCCTTTCTTCTTTAATAGACTCAGAATCTCATCTGCACTCTTTGATTCAATGTCTGGTATTTTGCTAATCAAAAAACGATTCTTTAACCAGCTATCTAAATCTTTTACTAGTGCGGTTGGATCAACCTTATATCTAGTAGCTTCCCATAATTCTACGGTGGCTTCTGAATCATATTCTAAATCCGTTGCCTGCTCTGATAACAGTTCCATGAAATCAGTAAAATTCTGAAAATTTTCCTCAGTCACGTCATAATGATATGACCGCAACTTTGTTATTTTTTGCGTTCTCAATTCTTTCTGCCCTGTCACGGTAGAAAGCGGATTGTCTATAAAACGTGCAAGCTGTGACAGAGCCAGAGGAATCTGTCTATCTCTTAGTTCCGACAGTTTTTTCGTATTTGTAGCATTATATTTATATGCAGATGATTTTCCGAACCCTGCTTTAGTAAGACGGAAAAGACGCTTGATTGCTATTGCTCTGAGTCTTGAATATTCTTTTCGTATCTCGGATGTTGTGTATTCATTTATGAGGTACTGTGGATTATAATGCTCGATTGAGCCGAAACCTAGTTTAGCCGATGGTTTAAATAATGCCATTATGTTCTCCTTTCTATGTTTCATGTGAAACATCAAAAACCGAATAAATAAAGTGTAGGCAATGCTAAAATTGATAGCAGTGCCAAAAGCGATATAAATATAATCTGCGTTGTTTCTTTCATTATTCATCCTCGCTATATAACTCGACATCAACACTGTTCAAACCTGTGACAGTAAACCAATCAACCTCTCTCTCGCCAAACTCTTCTAAAACACTCTGCATTTTTACATTGCAAGTAACTTTTCCGCCATCAAAAACGCGAACATCCGAACAACTCACAAGGTTTGTGCAACTAAAACATAACTCTCTAAA